AGCGTTATTTAAAGTCTGTTGTGACATAACCGTTATTTATTATAAAGTGATATTGTTTTCAAATTTAAGTTTCTATCCAATACATAGTATCTTGCCATGTCTTAGAATCATCCCAAATTTTAATGAGCATTGTATCGTATTTTGATAAATCAGGAAGACTTCTCGACGAAGGAGTAGCTTTTATGTTTTGACCAAGAACTCTGTTCATTCTATTTACACGAATTCTTAATTTCTGATTAATTCTATAGCGAGACATAGGAGATTCCAAAATTATTTAAGATAATTTTTTTTGGTTTTGATAAATAAGATTTAATGAGCGACTTCGATACACTATTTGAAAAAGAATTAGAACGATTCCAACAAGGAGGCATAGTAGTTGGAGACCGTATTCGTTTTAAAAAAGATGCTTTAAAGATGGACTACATTGCTAGTAGAGCTAAATCCTACCAAGATATTGTTAGAGCTTGCATGGAACCTTCTTTTGATTTAAATTTAAGAGTTGGAGCAGTAAAGTCAATTTATCCAACATCTGCTTATAATTTTCAAGCAGGCCATTCTGCTCCCGATGGTGTATTTTTAGACATTTATATTGAATATGCTCCCGGTCTTTATCGTAACCCAATGACGGTTCCTTTCGAGGCAGTTGAAGTAATTGATGATGGAAGCGAACGAGGACCAATTCCTGACAGCCTTCGCCGCAAAAACAACATCCATGGTCCAGAAGAAGTAAAATCGGATATGAATTTGTCTAATTCAAACACCCAGCTTCCTGGAGCTAACAAGTGGGATGACACTCAACCCGGCGGCGGGAATTTTAAACCAAAGCGTTAAAATTAAAACCCTCGATGCAACAAATACGCACAACCTATATTCAAAAATAATGAAGATCTTATTTTTTAAGTTTTTAGTTATGTTTTTTTACTATGTTGGCGATATAGCATGTAAGTTTGAATGGGACTTTATGTTTGAACTTTATCAAAAATCAATGAAGCTTTCGTACATGTGTGACGAAAAAATAGGATTTTGGTGGTGGACTACTCCTAACAATTAACAATTTATGAAAACTCAAAACAACCTCAAAATATTTGAAGAGCAAATCTCTCGAAAGCCTAATTTGTATCCTTGGACAGAGCAGTACATGGAAGCTATTCACAATGGGTTTTGGACAGATAAAGAATTTAATTTCAAGTCTGATATTCAAAACTTTAAAGTCACGCTAACTGAACAAGAAAAAGAAATTATCATTCGCACTCTTTCTGCTATTGGTCAAATAGAAGTTGCTGTCAAAACGTTTTGGGCCAAGCTTGGAGAAAATCTCCCGCATCCTTCTCTTGCTGATCTTGGATATGTAATGGCAAACACGGAGGTTATTCACAATAACGCATACGAACGTCTTTTGACAGTTCTTGGGTTAGAAGACGTGTTTGAAGAAAATCTTAAGCTTGATTGGATTCAAGGTCGAGTAAAATATCTTAAAAAATATACCCACAGATTTTATAAGGATTCTAAAAAACAGTACCTTTATGCTTTAATTTTGTTTACTCTGTTTGTTGAAAATGTCTCATTGTTCTCTCAATTTTATGTTGTTAATTGGTTTGCTCGTTTTAAAAACGTGCTAAAAGATACAGATCAACAAGTCAAATACACGCGCAATGAAGAAAACTTACATGCTTTAATTGGTATTCAAATTGTGAATACAATCAGAAAGGAATATCCAGAATTGTTTGATGAAGAACTAGAAGAAAAGATTCGCCAAGAAGCATTGGAGGCATTTGAATCAGAAGCAAAAATTGTAGATTGGATGGTAAACGGAATACAAGAAGAAGGTCTCAGTGCACCAATTCTTAAAGAATTCATTAAAAATAGAATCAATGAATCTCTTAAGCAAATTAAATTTAAAAAGGCTTTTGATGTTGACAAAGAATTATTAAAAACTACAGTATGGTTTGATGAAGAGCTACTTGGAGAAAATGCAACCGACTTTTTTCATAGCCGTCCTGTTGGATATGCTAAGAAAAACCAATCGTTTTCTGAAGAGGATCTATTCTAAACTATACCTATATGCACAAAGACAATTTTTACTGGCTTAACAAAGATTCTCGAAAGTTTCTCGAACGTGGATACTTGTTAGAGGGAGAAACTGCAGAACAACGGATTGAAGATATAGCTCAAACAGCTGAAAAGTATCTCAAAATTCCTGGCTTTGCTAAAAAATTCGTAGATTATATGGCCTTAGGGTTTTATAGCCTATCATCTCCGATTTGGTCAAATTTTGGCAGAAAGCGTGGACTTCCCATTTCCTGCTTTGGTTCGTATATTTCAGACACAATGGAATCAATTTTAGGCAAAATTGCTGAAGTTGGAATCATGACAAAGCACGGAGGAGGCACTTCTGCTTACTTTGGTTCAGTTCGTGGACGAGGCACTCCAATTTCTTGTGGTGGGGAATCTACTGGTTCTGTGCATTTCATGGAACTATACAACAAGTTAATGAATGTCGTTTCTCAAGGCAATGTAAGGCGAGGGTCTTTTGCTGCTTATTTGCCTATTGATCATAAAGATATTGAGGAGTTTCTTCAAATTCGCTCAGAGGGTCACGACATTCAAGAAATGTCGTTTGCTGTTTGTGTGCCAGATCAATGGATGAAGGAAATGGTTGCAGGAGACAAGGAAAAGCGCAGAGTTTGGTCAAACGTTATTAAAAAGCGGTTTGAATCTGGTTATCCCTATATTATGTTTTCGGACACAGTTAACAACAACTCTCCTCAAATTTACAAAGACAAAGGAATGAAAATTAATAATTCAAACCTCTGTAGTGAAATTGCTCTTTCAAATAACGACGAAGAGTCATTTGTTTGCGATTTATCTTCTTTGAACCTCGAGCGCTGGGATGCTATTAAAGACACAGATGCTGTAGAAACTCTTGTTATGTTCTTGGATGCTGTTATGTCTGAGTTTATTGACAAAACTGAAGATATGCAATTCATGGAAGCTCCAAGAAGATTTGCTATTAATCAAAGAGCTCTTGGAGTAGGAGTTCTCGGATGGCATTCGCTTCTCCAATCTAAGATGATTGCGTTTGAATCTTTTGATGCAAAAATGATTAATGCTGAAATTTGGAAAGCTATTCGAGAGCGTGCTGATAAAGCAACAGAAGAACTTGCAGAAATTTTTGGAGAAGCTCCAATCTATGACGCTTCCAAAGAAAAAAGAAGAAACACAACAACTCTTGCTGTAGCTCCAACCACTTCTTCGAGTTTTATTCTTGGTCAAGTATCTCCTTCGATAGAACCGGAGAACAGTTGTTATTATGTTAAAGATCTTGCTAAAGGAAAATTCACGTATAAAAACCCATACCTGAAACACTTGCTAAAAGAAAAGGATAAAAACGACGATGAAACCTGGATGTCAATTCTTTCTCATGGGGGTTCTGTTCAGCATCTTGATTTCTTATCGGATCACGAAAAAAATGTATTCAAAACTTTTGGAGAAATTTCCCAAAAAGAAATCGTTATTCAAGCTGCTCAAAGGCAAAAATATATTGACCAGTCGCAGAGTCTGAATTTGATGATCCCACACGATGCAAAGCCGAAAGAAGTTAACGAACTGCTCATCTTTGGGTGGGAGCAAGGAATTAAAACGTTTTATTATCAACGGAGTTCAAACCCTTCTCAAAAGCTTGCGAGATCAATTACGACCTGTAAGTCATGTGAAGCGTAATTATATTCCTGGAATAGAACCAAAGAACTGAGTACGATACCACATATCACCGTTAATTGTAGCGCTCAATTGATCAGAATTTGTTAATCCACGAAAAGTAAACTCTGTTCCTGCTGGCACTTCAAACCCAACAGAAGGATTTTGAAAATCAAAAATAGTGGCTACGTGTTTCGCTCTAACAATAACTTCGGAACACTCCTGACTCTGAAGTTTAACTTTCGTATGGTTTCCTGTTAAGAAAAAAGATTTACAAACATTGCGATTAAATTGAGCCATGATATTATTTATCATTTGTCGTTGAAAACAACTTATTATCTTTTAATTAATAACAACAATACACCCATTGTTTAGAAAGGACACACACTATGGCTAATAAAAATGCTTACGAAATTCGTTTGGATGTACTCCAAATGGCTCACAACGATTCTCAAATGCGTTATCTTGAACAATTAAACACGTTTAGAGACGATCACGGAAGATTGGTTGATAACAAAATTATTGACGATCTCTTTCCTAAAACTGTTGACGTGATTAAAAGAGCAGAAGAATTATATAAATTTGTTGAAGACAGAGGTCTTTAATTGAGTCGAACCCTAAGTCCCTCTGGGCTACCAACCTGGAGGGACTTTTTTTGTTGTATAATAAAATTTCTATTAGAAACTAGTGTCCTATGTCAAATACTACAAAAATTTATAAGGAGCATTATTCGTCTCCCAAAAAAGCAAAGGAAGCAGCAGCTAATCTCCGTAAAGGAGGAATCAAAGCAAAAGTGTCAAAAACACCTAGGAAAAATTAATTGTTTGGAATAAATAAATTTTGTCCTAGTGCACAATTACGTGGCTAGCACAAACATGTATTGATTAGAAATAATAATATGACAACATTAGCAACATACGTCCCTGGACATTTTTCGTCCACTGAACGGGTTTATCGCCAGTTACCCGCTCTGTTTAATGATAACTGGTTCGACAACCTCTTTGGAGAAGTGGATAAAGCATTTGATGTTCCAAATGCGGTTTATCCTTATAATGTTCTCCAAGTGAGAAATACAAAAGAAGAAATCATTCAATACGAAGTTGAAGTAGCACTTGCTGGAGTCGGTAAAGACAACATCGACGTTAAAGTGAGAGATGGTAAACTTCTTATTGAAATTAACAAAGACAAAGACGAAGTTTCAGATACAGTAACGTATTTGAAAAAAGGAATTAGTCAAAGAAAAGGAAGCATGACTTTCAATCTTGATGAAAAAGTTAATTCTAAAAAAATTAGCTCGTCTTATAAAGACGGTCTGCTTAAAATCGTCATTCCGGCAGTAAAGCCTGAAACGATTGACATAGATGTTAAAGTAGAATAACTTAAAATTAAAACACTAAAGAGAGGTCTTCGGAGAGAGGGCCTCTCTTTTTTATGTTTGGGTTTTCATTGTGCGTCAATAAATAATAAGAGTTACCTTTATATTCATGGACCTTTCTCTTAACAGCTTGACAGTTAAATCCGTTGCTTCTGATTATAGTTGGGATAAACTAAATCCAACGGAAAGCACTTTGATTTCCTCTAATCTGTCCGGTGGTCGGTTTGTTGGGTATGCTCCTCTTGTTAGTGTGTTGCTAAGCGCGTGTTGCGTAGAAGATTTAAGCGGACAAGCTATTGCTTTTCGAGGAATCGCTGACTATGGAGATTTTTATAATTCAGAAACAAGTACTCAAGTATCTACAACTAGTGGAACACAAATATTCTGTCATAATTATTTGATGCCAGGAGTTTATACCTTGACATACAAACAAACAACTTACATTCCTACAGACGTAACAAAATGCGGGAGCGGGGTTTATAATCCTTATGACACATATGTAGAAAAAGAAGATCTGAAAGCTGTTCGTCCTCCATTCTCTTGGATATGGTACAATTTCTTTAAAGACGACTACGACCCAAGAACAGAAAAGCTGGGATCATTTGAACCTCGAAATGAATTGATTACATGGGATGACTGCGTATTTCAAGGCTCAAAGCAAATTACTTGGGAAGAAGCCTCTGGTCCCGCCATAGAGATACGGCACTCCCCAGTATCGTGGCAATGGAAAAAAATAAAAACCGTTCCCGAACCTTTTGAGTTGTATACCCAAAATATATCTTGGGCAGACTCAAAACCAAACTCTCTTTTTCCTCGCACTTGGAAACAAATTAAAAAATACAAGTGTTTAGTTTCGGACTCTACTGCAACCAAATGTTTAGAATTGGTGCCGTCTCTATCTACTGTAACACATACACAAACTTTAACTTCTTTCTTGGAAGTACTTGAAATACCACCAAAAGCATATATTACAGCAATTCACAGCCAACCAGTTGTTAACAGAGTATCTCCTTATACAGTAACTCTTACACCAAGAAATATTCGCTGTGGTAGTTTTCCTATTGAAAAGATTATGTGGGATCTAGGAGATGGCAGTCCGATTGTTGAAAAAACTAGATTGAATCCCAATCGAGCATATAGATCAGATATTAAATTTGTGTATCAAAAAGAATTTGACTCTGATTTTCTTGATCCAAGAAATTTTGATTTAGTGTATACATACAACAGAACAGTAAACACGAGTAATTGTTTTTATCCTTCCTTAACTGCAATTGCAAGTTCAACGGGCACATCCGATTGTGCTACCACGGTAATCGGACCGATAAAATACCAACCACACTCGTCTGATTCTTTTGCTCTAACTCAAAACTACATAACAGAAAAAGGAGTAGCGTATGCTGGATACGTGCAAAATACTGCATCTTTTTGGAACAGAACTAAATAACTCTTATGGCATTTACTGTAAATACTTTGTCTCTTAGTTCCATAAAGCCTGTCAAGCTGGTGTATAACTTTAATGCCTTAGAGCAATTAAATTCAAGCTTTAAAACAAACAATAGTAATTTGAGTTTTATAACTCACGATGCTTTAAAAAACAGCAAAGACGTAGCTCTCAGCAAACATACAGCATTAGCTCTTACGAATTCAGCAGATTTAAAAACTGTCTTTACTCAAACATCTTCCAACGTAGACGTTAATCATATTGCTAGTTCATTTTATTTAGAGGCATCAACTAACTTTTTAAGTAAAGAAGAGAGTGTTGTAAAAGTATACAACGGAAAGTTTTATTTAGGAGGAAAAGGAGAGACTGCTGTCTTTTACGTAATTTTAATTCAGCCTGGAGTAGTGGAACTTCGGGTAGGAAATCTATATGTACAAGCATCAGAAGATTATCCTTTTACGCTAATGACCTCTACAGAACCGTTGCTTGATAATGAAGTTGTTAGACAACGATTTTTTATGTCTTATAATAATAAAAGCATTGCTTTTCAAACAAAAACAAAACATGGTCTCAGATATCTAGCAAGCGGAGCGGACAGAACCCTTCGGTTTGTAGGAGCTAACTTAAATGAAACAAAAGTTAACAATTACATACTCAAACCAAACTTTATTACTCCTTCATTTGTTTCTCACGACTTTGATCCTTCTGCAAAAGAAGTTAAATATTACAACGAATTATCAGAAACTGATAATCAAAAGACAACAAACATCAAAAAGCAAATTCAGCTAAACACCAATTTGCTTGTAAGTTGCCCATCTACACATCTAGCTGAAAAAAGCGAAGTAGGAGTAAACATATCCCTAACTAAAACAAACTTTTCTACTTTAGGAACTTTCAATACTTCATTCTAATGAATCAGAGAACTTACAATAAGATATATGTAAACAAACAGACAGAAGAAGGTTCCGAGGGAATTTCTTTAGGATATCAATACGAGGAAAACGAGATTACACTAAAAAAAGACACAGAAACTTTTTTTCACGTTCCAGCATATGCCACTCCAATCTCTCTTGTTAATACTGATTTAATTATTAATGGAGCAACTGCTGGAATGTTTCCTGCAGCATCTGATAGAATTTTTAAAAGCCAAAAAGGGTATGGTGACGTAACCCCAAATGGTAATGCTTATACGAATAACGGCATGTGGTTTTGTAGTTGGCTTTATAAAGACTCAGAGACTGGCATTCCAAGATGGTTGGATCGATATTATCAACCAGGCAAATTTGATTATAATACTGCAGTAAATCAACTTTTTGATCAACCTCGATATGTCAAGTCCGATCCGGTGTTTAAAGACGTTCCTTCTACATTAACTTTTGAGCCCGGAGTGTTGTATCGTTATTTTCATTTAGGAGAAAAGACAGCAAAGGAATTAATAGAAACATTTGAAGGAAAAGACAGAGAGCGATTAAAGATGCACTTGACAAAGTGGGACACAACAACAATTGATCGTTCACTAAACAGTATTGACGTTTCCATTCAAACGGATGCTTCCACTTCTTCTTTAATTGTTTCTCCTTCTGCTAATGATGGAGTTCGTATTTTTAACTCTACTTTAAATTTTAATAACCCATACAATGTAAACGCTAAGCTTGAATACAATTCGAATTATTTAAATACAAATGAGTTTACGTGGTCTTTTTGGGCATATTCTAAAGATTGGCAAGCATCTCCGTCCACTCAATTAATTGGCAATCTTTCAAGTAAAGGAGGAGGCATTGGAGTTTTTATTGATACTCTGGAAACGTTTCCGTTTTTAGCTATTCCGGAGACAACTTATGGTCACGTGATTTTTATTAACGAAAATCGTTCTGCTTATTTAGATAAGTCAGTTCAAACGAGGCTTGCTTCCGTCAATCCAGTTTGCTTTGGAATAGATTCTAATAACCACGTCATCGTATGTAATGACGATAGTGCTGGAGTAATTTACAAAATGGATCATTCTGGTTATGTAATTAAAACCACGAAAAGCATTAACGATCCTTCTACTTTATTTGTATTTCCTCTTAGCGGAGAAAAACCGAAACAACTATTGTGTGGATTAAATGATGACTTTTATGTTGTTACTAATAAAGCAATACATTCGTTCAATGCTGATTTTGTATACAAATCCTCCATAGGCATATCTAGTCAAGAGAACAATATAAAGGTAGCGTTTCGATATGATACTACTCTTGGTACAGCTGCATTAGACGTTTCTACAAACGTATATGATGTAAAGTTTGATGAACAAACCAAGTGGTCCATATCTTCTCAAGACGGAAATTTGTATCGCAATGATGTATTATTTTATTCATTTAAAGACAGAGCAACTAATTTTTCTATAGGTCCAGACAACAATTTATGGATAGCTCATGGTAATAATAATGTTACTGCAATCAATCCAAGTTTATCTTCTGTTATGCTTACTTTAGATGTAGGATACACAACGATTCAAGACGGTAAAACGAGAACTAAAAATATAAGTTTTACGAAAAGATATAACAGAAAAACTAATACCAATGAATGGAACTTAGTTGTTTTTTATACGGATGAGAAAATTTTGTATTATTATGGTTTGAATGGAAAACCAATTAAAACTTTAGATTTAAACACAACTTTTGATCCAATTCTTATACAAAAACTTTCTCAAAAAATTGAAAATACTCAATTCTTGTCAGTAGGAGACTTTACTGGTTATGAGAGACAGCGTATTTTTAGTAAGCTACCTCCTTATTTAAACAAGCCTCAGATATCAATAAAAGCTTCTGTTAAAGATACTTCTAAAACAGGAGTAATATATAACTGCCCAACAAAAGCATTTGGCTCGATACAAAATTGGGAAAAAGATAGCTGGAAGCATTTTGTTCTCGTATTTAAAAATAAAATAGGAATCTTATATTGTGATGACACAAAAATAGCAGAACTCAAACTTAGAGGTCAAGACAGTTTAAGTTTTGATACTCAACCTTCGTTTTTTATTGGAACTCCGACTGGAAGCGTGTTTGGAATGAATTCTGAACTTAAATGTGTGTCCAACATCTTTAATGGAAAGATAGGAGACGTTAGAGCGTTTGATTATGCTTTAGACTTTCGCAATATTAATTTATTTGAACACGCTAGTATGGTATCTCAAGATTTAATTTGGCCCTTGCCGATCCCCAAAACGCAATATGTAGAACACATTGAAAGAATGTTTAAGCACAAGCTTCCAGGGGCCAAATCTCAATTTTTTAAATTAAAACTTACAGGAACAGGCATTACTGACCCAACAACAAAAAAACTAGTTGAAGAAGAAATATTAGATTTAATCAAGGAAACCAAACCAGCTTACGTCGATTTAATTAAGATTGAGTGGGTCGACTAATTTTTTTGTAGAATAAATAATTAAAATGTCACTTGATCTGTTTGTAAATTTTGAAAGATGTAATAACAACAGTGTTTTCTACAGATTGATTTCTGCTGTTCCCTACAGCGCTACAGCTCGAATATCAAGTGACTCATTCGAGCTGTCTGCTTTGCCGAATTATTTTACAGCAAAATATACAATAAACAACGTGCCAAGCAGTTTGGCTGACTTTGATTTAAATAGCGGAGTTTCTTTATCATTTGATAGAAGATACGCCGGAACCCATTCCATACAAGTTTATTTGTCAGCCAAAAATGACCCAACAGATGTAACTGGTTACTCAATGTCTGTTAAGTTTTTGGATTCGTTTCCAACAGCCACTTTTGTTGCCTATCCGAGTTCATATTTCATTGAACAAACTGGAGAACAAATAACATCAACCAAAGAAAAATACGACAGAGGTCCGGGTTTATTCTTTTACGGAGAAGGCCATACCGAATTAATACAGTTGTCAGCAAGAGGCACGACAGCAAATATAAATTGGCTAGTAGGAAATCAAACAAATTCAACGGAGTGGGCGATTACTCCAAGGACCTCCAATACTGCAACAGTAAAAATTTCTTCTACATTATCTCAAGACGAAAAAATACCAATTCATTTGCGTCTTACCACTCCGGATATTACATTAAACGGACCTATTCATTATTACGACGATGCTACAGGAGAAAAGAAAAACTATAGTTTTTATGATTCATCCTTGCTGCCTTCAGGAGTTGAACGAGCAGACAATAAATTTAAAAGTCACATTCACGTAAGACCTTATCCGAATACGACAAACTATACGTTTGTTCCTGCTTTTAGTTCGTCTTTAACTCAGCTTCCATTTGATTATACAACAAATTGGTTTGAAACTAGATTAATAGACAAACAAATTTCTTCTTTATTGTACTATGGTTTGAGCGCTACTACGTGGCAAACAGATGCTGTAATAGATAACATTTCACAAGCAGGCAATTGGTCATATCGCACTGCGTACCTTCCAACAACAAATGGTTATAGATTTCCTTTAAACTACATCCAAACAGCAACGGAATCTATTCCGATTTTAAAAATTTCTCCTCTAACAGATACAACTGTTACGAGCACAGTGTCAGCTTTTAAAAAGGTACAAATTCAAAAATTTCCTTATGATTGGCAGCCAAACATTCAAAGAGAAGTGTATAGCAGTGCTACGGTTATAACTACGCAGCCGTTCGTAAAACTATATACACCAAATTTTTTAGCCATCAAGAATGATGTAACTTATTTTGAACCTCTGCAAGTTTTTGCTCAGCCTCACCTTCAACTGCAAAAAGTAAGTATTTCTTCGGAACATTCCAATACGAGAGTTTTGTCTGGAAGTAGTCTGCAGAAGCCATTTGAGATTACTTTCACCAAATTAGGAAAGCAAACATTGACTGTTACGTCTGCATTTTTAAATATAAACACAAATCAGGTTGATGAAGTTACTAACATTATTCCTGACATGGTTGATGTAGTAGAAGCATATGATGATGCAGCCATAGTTGAGTATTATCACTCCACCAACACGTCTCTTAATACATATGAGTTGAGTGCTCCATCTCTTTCCCCTAATGAGTGGGTAACAGAAAAAAACATTAATACTGTGCTTGAGTTTTTATATGAAGAAATAGAAAAGATTAACAATCACACCAATCTTTATGTAACGGATAGTAACTTTTATGCTTGGCTAGGAAATTCTAATTACCGTTGGACTGATCTTGAATGTCTTCCCGGAAATACTGATAAATTAAAATGGTCGGATCATGTACCAACTCAACTTGACACCAATAGTAACGGGTTTCCTTTGTTTTGGAATCAACAAACCTGTAACACGGAAGTGGAGAGCGATAAAACTTGCTTGCAAAAATATTGTTTAGAATGGAGATGGGACGCTCGCCGCAGAGCAAACTCCACTATTCCGACAACTTGGAAGAGTACTCGAACGGGGGCTTCTTTGGCAAAGAAGTGGTCCTACGAACCTTGCGAATTAGATTCTATTGCTTTGCCTTGCGATTTAGGAAGCTGGCACACAAGCACCATTGATCAAGAATTTTTCCCATTACAATTTTGTGGATATACAGAAGGATGTGTGAATAATGCTTGTATAGAAATTGGAAATTATTTAGTTATAGCAAAAAAAACCGAATTAGTATTAGTTAAAAATACATACGCTCCTTCTAAATTACACAGAGCGGGATTAGCTGACACGTTGTATGCTTTTGCTAATATTGAAGGAGTGTGTTCTGCTGGAAATAAAGTATATGTGCTGGATTCGTTAATTCCGAGAGTTTCAGTATATGAAGTAGAAAATGATAGATTGACTCAAGTAGATTCTTGGGGTCGGTTTGGACTTGTGTCTAATGCTTATGGATTTAATAGACCGAAAGACATTGCAGTTGATCAAAACAATTCATTATATATAACCGATACAGGGAACAAGGTTATAAAAAAATATACACTAGCTGGAAAATATCTTAAAACATACAAACATTCTTCATTTGATGCTGAGTCTCCAATAAGTGTTTGTATCGATTCTGCTCGGCTCATGCACGTACTTTTAACCACAAAAGTAATTGTTCTTAATCAAAGTGGAGAATATGTAACGGAATATAAATTATCTTCTAATGTCCGTAATCCTTCTAAAATCGTATGTTCTCACAATAGAGAAATAATTTACGTTTCTCATTTTCACGGAGTAGACAAATACTTTAGAACCGGAGTATTGTTTGATGCGTTAATAAACAAAATGTCTTGCTCAAATGGTTTATATTTAGAGCAATTTAAAGGAGTTTTTCACAACGCTAAGAGAGAATTGTATATTTGTGCAAATGACAAAATACTAAAATATACAGACAGAATGAAGTTAGTATCTACTAAATCTCCAATCCCAAGCGATTTGTATTGGGGTTTTGATAACATTAAAATCCACAAAGAGGAATATATACAGTCTTGGGTTTATCTCAAAGCCTTTCACAGACTGTGGGACAACGTAGAATTAATTCGCAATTCGCTGCATTATAATATGGCTACACATCCAGAACAAAAGACATATGTGGCTCCTTTATATACTAAATCCGACATAACCATCGGACAAAACGAAATAGTTACAAATTCTGTAATTAATAGACTAACTAAACAGCTATGGACCAACATCCAGTTGCTGGCAAATTACTTTAATTAAATTAAATAATACATATTATGCTTTCAAACAGTTTGACCCAAATTAGCCAGAACGAGTGTATTGGAAATTCTCTTTCTGCTATTAACAACAACTTTTCCAAAGTTGGAACTAGAGTTGATGCATTGGAAGCATCTTTGAGTACAAACGTACAAAAAATAGTTGCTGGCTCAAACATTACAATATCTCCTTTGAGTGGTTCAGGAGTTGTTACTATCAATAGCACAATCAACAATAGCAATATTGTGTTGAGTGGTCAGAACTTAGGAACAACTGGAGCTGGAGTTTTTAAAGAAAAGAGCGGTCAAAATTTAACATTCAAAAGAATTGTAGGAAGCGGCACAAATATTTTAATCACTGAAGACAGCAATACTATTAAAATTGCAGCATTGGGAATAAATGGATCTCCTGGAATTACGACTCAAAATTTAGGCACAGGAGTAGGGATTGCTGCTGTTGGCTCAGGGTCTGTGTTGCCTTTTAAATCTCTTGTTCCCGGACAGGGAATTAGTATAGCTAGTGGCTCTACTTCAGTTATTATATCCACAGCTTTATCAGGAAAAAACGTTGGAGTTGGCACAGGAGTTTACAAATCTCTTTCCGGTAACAACCTTTTATTAAAATCAATAACCAATGGAACCGGTAACGTTTTTATTGAAAACAAAGCCAATGAGCTTGCTATTCACGTAAATGAAACCACCACAGGGCTTAATGTGGGAACCGGAGCTTATTTATTTAAAGAAAAACTGAGTAATGGTTTAGTGTTTAAAAGTTTATTAAGTTCTACTCCAAACGTTACAATTACAGAACGAGCTCAAGATATTGCAATCGGAGTTAATGAAATTACTACAGGAAGAAATATAGGAACTGGTACGGGAGCAATATTTGCTCAAAAGTCAGGAAGCGAGCTTTTATTAAAAACTCTCAAAAAAGGCAACAATATTCAATTAACAGATAACGGCACGGAAATTAGAATCGACGCTGTTGCAACGGGATCCGGAGGAGAAGTTAATGAGGGAAGAAATTTAGGCTCCGGAGTGGAAGTTTACAAGGATAAAAACGGAGTAGAATTATTATTCAGAACACTAAGTGCTGGCCCAGGTATTAATGTATCGCAAGGTTCAAACGTTATAACAATTAGCGCAATTCCTCCTGTGGCAGGAAGAGGGGATGTTATTGGAGCATACAATGAAAACGAAGCAGCTCTCAACACAGCAGGCATGCACACAGGCATCAAAACATCAAGTGGATTCTTAACATTCAGAAGCCTAAGTGGTGGACCAAACGTTGTCATTACTCAAACTCCTTTAAATGTAGCAGTTCAATTGTCGGGGGTTGTTACAAATGCCAGAAATGCCGTATTTGGTTCAGGAACTGGAGAAGTGTTTAAAGGCAAAACTGACAACATTTTAGAATACAGAACAATTAAAGCTGGTCCTGGAATGTCAATTATTACAGGAACTCATGATGTAATAATTTCTTCTACGCTGCAAGCCAGCTTAGACTCTTTAACAACGTCATATAAAAACAAAGTTATTAATGGCAATTTTGATATATGGCAATGGGCAACGAGATCAATTTTAAACCCCACGACAGGAAATGTTTCTACAGTTACTGACTCAGAAATAGTAGATTCTAATAACAGTTCAATTTCTCGCTACTTAGCCGATAGATGGGCATTTTATGCTGGCAAACCCACTACAGGAGGAGCAGGAACTCAATTGGCCACTTTTAGCAAGAAGCAAGCGGACGCAAATGACATATTCGCCATACCTTCAAGACCTTCTTTTTATGGCAGAGTTACTTTGAAATCAAGAGCAGTTGGTACAGAAGAACAAATTATTCCTACAACTTTGTTTCACCGTATTGAAAACGTATTTCAACTTGCGGGCAAGAAAGTTACACTTTCGTTTTACGCTCGTTCAAATAATCTAGGTTCACCTACAATCAAATTGTTTTTAAACCAGTATTACAAAGCTTCTTATCCTCAATACAATACATATTACAAAGATAATCCAATAACTAATTTTAATTTAACTAGTGGCTGGCAAAGATACTCGATTACATTTAACGTCCCAACGATAAGAAAGACAATGTTAAATGCTGCTTGGAATAGTAATGCTCCTGATTATAATCAAATGTTTGTGGAATCGTTTACACAAATAGTGTTTGAGCTACCAGGAAACATGGATAGATATATTGACTTTTCTAGTGTTCAATTAGAAGAAGGTTCAATAGCAACATCTTTTGAGCCAAGACCATATGGAGCTGAACTGATGTTGTGTCAGCGTTACTTTGAAACAGGAGACAGCTTTTCTGCTCAAATAGGAGTAATGGCTGAAGAAAATAGAGTAGAAATACCGTTCAAAGTTGCTAAAAGAATTACTCCTCTAATGAGAACTGATAATAGAACAGTTTTATTTAAAAACGCTGGATTAAATTCTTCTTCAAATGTTGTCAATCATTCGTTCTTTAATGTATCAAACACGCACACTAGAACAAAATATTCAGCTTACGGAAACAACATTATTACAAATCCTTTTGTTTACAATTGGGCAGCTGATGCAGAATACTTTATCGCATGAAAACTTATTACGAAACTGAAAGTGGAATTGACACAGGAGATTTTCTTGTTCCCGTTGATCATCCTTATTATGCAGTCATTGCAAAAGAAATAGAAAACAACGAAGCAGAAGTCAAACCTGTAGAAAAATTAACAGCTCAGCAAACGTGGAGATCTGTAAGAGAAAAAAGAAACCAGATGCTCATGGAGTCAGATTGGACTGCTCTGCCTGACGCAGCTGTAGCAAAGAAAACCGAGTGGATGACTTACAGAATGTTGTTAAGACAAATCCCTCAAATGTATACTAACCCTGCCAAAATTGTTTGGCCTACTTCTCCTTAATTCTTAGGAACAAGAGTTAAATCCAGGAGAGAATGTTATCTTAACTACTCCTCCTGTTATATTGAGGGTTCCGGATCTCTTTGTGATGCCATTCGATATGTAGAGAGTATCTCCAATGTTAATGGTGCTGAGATCAAGTAATGCTTCTAATGTTCCTGATTCAATTGATGTTGCTGTATTAAATGATGTTGCTCCCAAGTTTAACTCAGCAGAATTTAAAATATCTGTTGAAACACAAACGTTTGTTCCTGCATCTAAAGCGTAAGCATAATACGTTCCTGGAACGAGACCAGCTGAAGTAGATGTTGGAGTAGGAGTAGGAGTAAATGTTGGAGTAGGAGTAAGAGTTGGAGTAGAACCAAAGCACGATTGACAAATTCCAGTAAAGGTAATTCCAATCCCTTCTCCTTGTGTTTTAAATATAACGCCTTCTCTGACAGTTATTCCATCAGAAATGTTTATATACGCTCCATCAGAATATGGAGAAAATTCATTTGACAACAAACTATACGAATCGCAAAGCGTGGAACCATCAACAAACACATAATCAGCAAAATATGCTCCATCAACACAAGAACTTGGATCAGCCACCAAGCTATATCTTAAAGGTAATATAGTTGGAGTCGGGGTCGGAGTGGAGGTCGGAGTGGAGGTCGGAGTGGAGGTCGGAGTAGGCGTTGGAGCATTCGCTACGTTAAAAGTCAATGGAAATGCATTTTTTCCAGCCGAGTTCGACACTTCACATATTACTTGTTTAGTTCCAGTAGAATTAAATGAACCAGAAAGTGTAAACGTATTGTCATTTGTAAACAACACTTTTATGGTTGATCCATCTGTATTGAATAGAATTACATTTTGGATTTTTTCCGTTGAAGAGTACGAACGAGAGAATTGAATATCCACATATTCGTTATTAATAGTTTCAAAATTAACAACGTACGGAGGATTTATTACTTCAAATGTTTTATATATCTTAACATCTGATGTGGTATAATACTGTCTGCGATCAATTAGTATATCAACTACAAATGGTGTATCATTTGTTTGAGTTCCAGGAATAGTTAACAAGAACTGATGTAAATTTTTATTGTACGTAAGTAAGCCAGTTTGCAATGTTTGTACGTTCAACCCACTCAAAGATTGATAAAGCATTTCAGCTTCTGCCTTATCCGTTGGATATTGCTTTATGAGAGTATTGGAAGCTAAATCTAGTTCATAAATCTCCGGAAAAATTTTATTAGAGGACAGTACGGTAAACGAGGAAACAATTTTATTGCTTTCAGGAAGATGCCATGTTTGGTTAACTTGAGTACGAACACTGGTTAAAGAACTAACTAAGTTTATAAATTTAATATCATCTAGAGTGCTTTTAATTTGATTCGTATCAAAATCATAAATTACTTTTGCAAACACAACTGCTCCTGAAGTTTCCAGCATTAATGTATCAAAATAACAATTTAAGTTTTTGACTCCATTTCCTGTTAACTCTGAGTAAACACTAAGAGATAAATCTTTTATTGGAGCAAATACGGAAGATAAAGAAACCTGACCAGGAGTTATTGTTTGATCTGGCTTTCTGACCCACAAATTTCCAGATGTGCTACTAAGAGTTTCTTTCAACAAACCGTAATTGTTTCCGTAAACATCGTGTGCCCACTGATCCATTACTTTTCCTCTATCTTTGCTAATTTGCAAGTCAGTCCATGCAGGAACACTGTGAACTCCTGTAAAGCTCGTAAAGTTGTCAGATCCCTCTGTCCATTCGGTTTTTGTTATTCCTCCCCAAGGACTCTTTTTGTCATCTGTTTTATTTAGACCGAGTTGTTTTTGTTTGTTGGTGGTTTGATAAGGCACGAACGACTGAAGAGTTTGGGATAGCGTCTTTTTAATTGAACCGGCTAACTTGTTTGTGGTAGGAGGTTCTTTTATCCAACGATTGTCTTCACTCCATTTGTATAAGGTTGGCTGAAGCTCGGTAGTCAGCCCGTATCCTCCGACATGAACAGCTGTATCTTCTGTTATTGCTGTAAAGTTATTGTTACTCGAAAGAGTAGCAACATTGAAATTTTTATTAATATACTGAGACGCGCCCAAGCGTTCCGGCGTAAAATATCCTCCAACGTCTTTTATAGAATATAATTTAGATAATTCAGGAGCTGTAGCAATAGTAGGATTGAATCTATTTGACAATACACTCCAAGGAGACGATGCCTCTAATGCCACTATAGTTGTTGGGTCTGCTGGAGTAACTGGCTTTACGACAGACAATGCCCAATCAAACGTAGACATTGCATTGTAAAATACTTCAACTGGATAGCCGTTATCAAAATTTGTTAACGTAATATCAGTAGGGCGAGAAGTAGCATCTCCAGAAGGATTGCCTTCAGCTCCTATGTAATATAACGAAGATAACGCTCCATATGTTACAGAAGACGAGGTTAATTCACACCATTCCGTTAAGCCAATAAACTCTTTAAATGTAATTGGCTGAGACCAAGCAAACGAACTCCCAATTCTCTCATAGTAAACTACATTTCCGTAATTTAATTGTATGTTTGAAAGTTTTGGAGAAAAGTCTGGAATATATCCGTTAATAAATTCAGAACCGTACCCCCAAACAACTAAGTTTTTGAACTTTGTATTTTCTTCTTTGGTTAAATATAGTTCAGCCCAGTATGGTCTTCCTCCATTTGAAGTTCCATCATATGTACTTGCGTCATAGTTCCAGCCAGTTAATTGCTGCTCTATTAAAAACCCGCTAGTAGGAGTTTTAACTTCAATTGGAACGAGTTCGATTCTATACGTTGGAATTGCGTATATAGGAGGAATGACGGAGCTATTAAAATATACGTTTTGTGTCAGTTGCTCTCCTCCAGCTGTAGTTATAGCAAACGTTGTATTTACTTCAGCAGAAACTTCCACGGTGTATGTTCCTGTAATTGTTGGAGTAAACGTTGCTGCTACATCGTTGTAAACATAAAACGGAGAGCTTCCTGGAATACTCGTGTTAGTAAATTTCCACCAATATACTTGAGCAATGTCAGAAAAACTAATGTAACGTCCAGCACTCAGAATAGGCAATTGAGTAGTAGAAGAAGGGTCGCTAGTGACTTGAGAAATAAACGGGAATGTCAGCGTCGTGGAAGGCAACAACGTGCTATTAACAGTTACTTGATCATAAGACGCCCACAAGCTGCTTAGTCTTTTGGTTTCGTTTTCTACTTGAGTAGCAGATAAAAAATAACTAGCAACAGAATCTGCTCTGTTCCATTTAATAAAGTCTCCTGCTTGAAATATAGTGTTTGCTGTTTTTTCAGCAGAGATCCAATCTGAATCTTCAGTCTTTCTAGCTTGAATCCATTTTGTTTGATTTGTGGTGGAGTGTTTAAAATTAACAGAGTATGGAGGATAAATAGTTTCGTCTCGCGATTGAGTGCGATTAAAAATATAAGCTTTTCCTGTTTCAAGTGAAAATGGTTTTGACCAATGAGCTCCACAAACCCATTTACCGTTACCCCACCCTTGTGCAGAATTTGTCTTAAACCAAACAAATTCTGTAGAGTCCACAGGAAGTTTGTTATTACTATCTGACCACGAACCTAAATCAAAAGGAGCGGGGTCGAGAGTAGGAAGCTTAATAATATAATCAGCTCTTGAGTTATACTCTGTAAACGTCTCTCCTGGATGACCGTAAGGAGAATAGTAGACTTGTTTGCACGAACACTTTGTTGGATTAGTTTCTTCTAAATTCTGAGCAAACTGACAATCTTCGGAATGTGTCACAAAACCAAAAACGCTACTCAAAGGAGTGTTATTTGCTCCAGTCCACACGAACTTAGTTGGAATATTTGGAGCAAATAATGCAGAAAACCCTTGTTGGGAAATCCAATTAATATCTTCTGTAGTAATTGTTTGACCAGATAACCAGCAACACTCAATAGCATCTTCTATTGAATCATTGTGTCTTGCTAGTTTGTATATTTTTTCTGAGCCATTGATGCTTGTTCCAGCAGTAGCAAACGGAACAGATAGATTGTGAATGGATATCGGTTCGCAAACTTTTTTAAAATCAAAATTTAAAAATTGACCAGATAGTTCTGTATCCTGTGAAGTATACTCATAAGGCCACACTAATACTTTGCCGTCAAATGATTCAGGTACAACCGGAATTGATGTTTTATCAAACTTGTAGAGCCAAGTTCCTATTTCCTCTCCACCTGGCATATCAAATGGAGCAACAGGACGTTGTTCGGACACGTATAGTTTATCAGAAAAATTTGGATTTTTTGTACTCGTCGCTCCTTGAAATACAAGAGAGGTATTGTTTATCAACACAGAATCCACTGTATCGTCTGGCAAAATTTGATTCCAGTAGGATTCGTAAGTGGCCTTTTTATTTTCTTCAGACAAGAAATCATATTCGTATGTTGCTGAAAGACTACTGCCAGTCCAAGCCACATCCTCTCCTGATAAACCATAACCTGGGTAAGGAAAAATAAATGTAGTTTTCTTGTTAGCCTTTAAGTAGGCTTCCATTTCTGTTTTTGTTTCGTTAAACTCTCTATATTTTAACCAAGCTCCTTTAGTTGTATCTCCCTTTCTTACGAAAATGGTATCCGCTGCGCTTATCGTGGTAGAAGCAGTGCCCAAGCTTGGAACGACTGAACTTAAAGGAACGGGATCCAACACATAATCTAACTTAATTGTGCTGTCAGCCATTCCAGTTGGATAAAAGAATCTATTGTTTCCTGATAATAAAGGAATAAACAGCTCTAACACAGAAGTGCTCGCTGAATTAAACGTAGTTGAAAGTTTGTTTTCGTTTATGAACTTTTGTATAAAACTTTTGTATAAATCAGCATCGGATGTTTCGAATATATTTCCTGTAAGACTTGATACAAAAGCATCTACGTCTTCAAATGAAGGAACGGCCAAAGCATTAAACGCCCAACTATCTGAAGACAAAGCAAGCCCTTTTGATAAAAATAACTCTCTCGTAGGTTCATATAATAGGTCAACGTAACTGGATAAAGGAACAGAAGAAGATTTATCAAAATATGATGAATCATCATACAATTCTTCTAATTCAACATTTAGTGTTTGAGTGAGAGTTTCAGGACCCACCAGATTGTTTCTTACTTCAGGAGGAAGTTCTTCATTTAATGTAGAAAACACTTCATAAAGTCTATGTTGAATTTCTGTTTCAAGTCCTCTCTTTGACCCTACTATATTATATTTTATTTTTGCGCTTTTTAATCTTTTACGTAATTTTAAATAATACAGCGCTATTTGTTTAAGTTTTTTTGCAAAAAAAGGTATGCTTAATAGCAAATCATTATCGTCTTGCAAATTTGCTTTGCTGTACCAGTTCTGAAGTTCTTCGTCTGTAAAAAAAGTCTGTAACTGGCTAAGCATGTACAAATACTTCTGACGAATCAAAAATTTTTTAGAGATTGGTTTATATTGGTGTTTTACGAACCAGTCAGCAACATAGCGACTATAAGAGCCAGAACTTTCATAACCAGCGTTTCTGTCTTTCCACTCCAAATAAGAATAAGGAGAATCTATGTCTTTCTCATAGTTGAGTTGTTGAGTTGTTGAAGAATCCACGATTATATATATTTATTTGCTGAACAGTCGTTTGGTAAGCAAATTATTGAAATATAATTCTACTGTTTGATCCTCTCCGTACCATATTTCATCAGACGAAAGACTGCGGGGAATTGTAGTATAAGTTGAGTTCCAATCTACAACGTTTGAAGTATAACCAAGTAATTTTGGTTGAAATTCAAAGAAATAATAATTTTCATGCAAAGGTTCTCTTAGACCATCAACATCAAGTGCAGAAAGTGGATACACTAAATTTTGAGCTGACGTTCTTGTTGTAAATATTAATTGATAATTGCTGTAACGTCTATCTTTAGCATATATGTATTGTCCAGCAGATATACTATCAGTAAAGTTAATTAAAGGCCCTATAGTATTTTCAAAGTCAGGATCGAGCTTTTCAGTTCCCATTAATTGCTTTCGAGGAACTGAAAACAAGCTCAAATAATAGTTAACTTCTCCAGGAAACTCCACTCCATACCGTTTTGTAGGAACCCCCACCTCGTCTGCTAAAGAATGGAGTTGAGGAATTTCAGCTGTATCCACATCGGAGTGATTAGTTACAAAGTTTGCAATTCGTTCGTAACTGGTTCTGCCCAAATCTTGCTTTGTTACGTCTCCACTTCCAACAACGGCTGGTAAAAATTTATCAAAAAATTCTCTATTTTGATTTAAGATTTCAGGCAAAGCTAATGACTTCATGTAAGCTCCACAATTAAAATCGTCATTAACTTTTGCTACTGTGAATACTGTATCCAAATTGTTTATTAAAAAAGGAGTTGAGGACCCTGATATATTTGTAGTAAGATACTCTGTAGCATATTTCTGATACCACCTGTTTCCTGTCCAATCTCCATTTGCTTGGGCTGATCGAGCGACCGTTGCAGGAATCTCAGAAGTAAAATCGTCATTACCTTTAATAATAAAGTTTTTTGAAACCTTCGGAGCAACTCCAAATACATTAAATTCATTTACTGTGCTGGTAGAAAACACTCCTATGTTATTATTTTCTGAATCTACCAACCACACTCTATCAAACACGTCAATAGCAATACCGCCCCAAATTTCATTTAAAGCAATTGTTTGCTGTACAAAAGAAGAAGGATATCCGCTAAGAGGGGTATATTGATCAAATAGAATCTTTTTAGTTTTAGTAGTAGTGTCTACTTGCCACGAACTGACTGCTGATGTTTTAGTGTTTAGCACACTGCATAAGTTATAACCGTGAGCAACCCATACATTATTTTGTCTATCAATTGCAATGTAACTAGGCTTTAAAAAATCATAGGAACTTAACAGTTTGCCTTGAGTGTTAAAACATTCTAGTTTACTGCCGTTATAAGAAGCCACCCAAACGTTATTTGAAATATCAATAGCCAAGCTAGTTGGAACTTTGTTATATCCAAGATTATATCCAGTAAGCTGTACTCCAGAAGAGCTGTATTTAACAAGCAAACTACTCAATGGATGAGAGTAACAAACCCACACGTCATTATTTCTGTCAGTCTCTACTACAGACGGTTCAATCATTGGATTGCCCTCTTCATCCAATATATCATAGGCACTTAAAACAGGAGTAGCTGAAGCTAAAACAGTTTGTAGATCCGGACTATATTTAATAACCGTCGCACTATCATACAAAGATACCCAAACGTTAAAATTTCTGTCTATAGAAATATAAGACGGAGTATCGTATATTCTTTGAGTAACAGCAGATATCTCAGTAATGTTTGTAATTTGTTCATTTGCATTTATAGAACATATTGTGTTTCTATCTGCATCCGCTCCATACAACGTTCTTGTTATAGGATTATAAGTTAAACCATAAATGTTGGAAGCTCCTGAGATTTCTAAATTAGATGTATCGGTCACATATAATGCAGGAACGTTGATGCAATTAATAAACCCATCAGCTAAGAATCCCTTGTCTTTATATGATTTAGCTATACCACAAGAAGAATCGTAATAAGCTAATTGTATCTTATTAATGTTGTTTTGATAAGGGTGAGCCACATATGCAATCGGATCTATTGGATATGCATACGGAAACATAAAGTTATCAGTGCTTTGCAAGTTGTGAGTTGCTACTGTGCTTGCCGTAATAAACGTTGTAGTTCCTTTACTTGATACTAAAGGAGTAATTGTTGTAAAGATATATCCTCCGATTGGAAGGCCGTTTTCGTCTAATCTTTGAAAGTATAAAGGAGCATCATCTACTTTGTATTCGGATGGAGCATAACCTTCCAACTTCAAATCAACAGCGTTTCTTAATCCATAAGCATTTATTTTTGGATAGCTAAAAAGGTCCGTTTGAGAAACATTATTAACAAACCCGTATGTGTCTAATTTAGCTGGATCGAAACTACAAGTAAGCATAACAGGAATTGGTACTCCAGTCCACTTGTAATAATAAATGTCGTTATAGTAATTTTCTGTAACCTTAAGATGGGTTGGAATTGGATTTTTAGTTTGCCAAATCGTAGCAGCTTGAACAGTCTCATTATTGCTGTAGCTATAATAGGGATAAACTAAAGATTCTGGAGGATAAGAAAAGTTTTCTGTGCTTAAAGTAGCAATGACAATAACCGGACACGAAGCCTCCTCCACAAGAGTTGGACTGTCATCAACATAAAAGAAAGCTGCTAATGAACTTACAGCTACAACTATTCCGTCTTTATAAATTGGAGCAGAACTTAGCTGAATTGGTCCTTTTACCACTTGATTGGTTTGAGCGTCAATAAATCGCCATCTCGGATTTAAAAAATTCCATTTGCTAGTTGATACGTCATATGGCAAGGATTTAGAATTTAAAGAATGCAATACAATCGATAACGGTTCGTTTATTTTTGCAGAAGTAAGAGACACAAAAAAAGGCTCTTCTGATACGACTCCAGGAACGTCCCATGTTTTAGGTAAGTTTGTGATAGTTATTGCATCTCTATAGATGTAATCAACGTCAATAAAATCATAAGCTACTACAAGTTCTCCTACTGGAGACCAAGCAGAAAGTGCTACAGTGTATATTCCAGGATAGTTGTACACGTGACTAACCTTATTACTATTGTAAGCAAAGTTTCCGTCTCCAAAGTCCCAAGTTGTATTGAGATAAGAAGGAAGAGTAGTTTTAGTAAACGTAAATGTTGTAGCATAAACGTCACCTTTTTTATTTGGAGATACAGAAAACTCTAAAGAGGCCATTGTTAGTATTTGATGCTACCGGTTGGGCTTTCAGTAATAAAAAACTTGTCACTGACTGAAGCTAAATTTTCAAAATATAAGAATTCAAACGGTTGTAATATAATATTGTTTTTTAATATTGCTTTATCTAAATCAGGATAATTGGGGTTCCACAAGAAGAATGAAATGCCTGAAACTTTTTCTTGAGTATCAGTCCTAACCGTATTAACTTCAGCCACGCCGTCAATTTTTAACAAAAGACTCATTAGTGTAGTATAATCAAAAGTGTTGCCTAGTACTTGCAGTTTAGTATCAAATGCGTTTTGGAAAACGGATGCTGCATCAGCAATGATGCTTTGATTAGTTCTGTTGTTTCCAGGAGTTTTAACTAATTCTACCTTAACAACGTCTCTGTCACTAACGTTTAATGCATTTAACGAACTACTCGTACCAAACGATACAGCCTTAAAGACTGGATCCATAAATGTTACTTCTGTGGTAAGCATTTTTATTGGGTATACAGAACTTAATATTTTTTCTTTTTGAGCTGGCAAGAGATAATTTAATGAAGAGAATTGAGAAACTCTTGGTACTGCGCAAACATATACGTTGTTGAAGTTACAAGCGTCTGCATATTGAAGTTGATTGAATGAAATTTGTTGAAAGGAAGAAGGTTGGATTTGGATGTCGTTAAAATATTTTAAATACATTGACATATATTCCCAGTTATTAAAAACCTTCACATCAGAAATAAATGAGTTGTGATTAATTCGAATGTATGTTTCGTAATCTTTCTGAGTAACTAAGCGATATTGGCTTTTAAAATTTGTAGGAGCATTTTTTCTAATGCTGTCCGCTGTTTCAATTTCTTTTGGAATTGTTGATCCAGCTGTGTTATCGAATTTAAGAAGTCTTAAAGTTACGCCATTTAGTACAACGGAAGCTCTTTCTTGCTTAACATCATTATATAACCCATTAAAAGTAGCAGTATCAAAAGGAGAGGCAGCCCGTATACTTTGCAATACTCCAGGTCCCATCACTCCTTGCAAACCAGAGCTTTGTAAGGTATACGCTACGACTTTATCTCCAACTTCTAATTTTCTTCCTGCAATGCCATCTCCGAACGTAATTTCATAAAGCAAATCAGAATTTAAACGTTTTTCGTACACAGTGGAGTAAGGCTGTTCTGCATAAAGATTGTTAACTTCTGAATACTGAACCCATTTTTCTTTTCTTCCTTCGTATACATATACATGAACATTGAAGTGATCAGTAGAAGCGTTCGGAGAATTTAAAACAAACGTTTCGTTCAGTGAACCCGTAGAAGCAAAAATAGGACTTTCTTTAAAAACTCCTTGATACAAAAGTTTTGTATTAGATATGTTTGTTAAGTTAATTGGAGCCGTCAGTCCACTAGGAACTGAGAATGATATATCTTCGTTAAACGAAAACGGAACACTGCCCACTGTTATATAAGAGTAACGGGGAATAGTAAAAAAGTTACCGTAATTTTGCATTTCAGGACTAGCGGAAACCTGAAAAGCTAAAGTAGAAGTTTGGTATCCAATTGGTTTATAATCTAATAATTTAACAATGCGATTGATGTTTTCGTATAACTGAGCCTCTGTAAACATTGACTCAGTGCTAGTACGGTTCAAATAAAACATTAAAGTATTGAACGTAAACGACACAATATCAATTACTGAAGCTAAGTTAGATCCTATATAATTTTGATCCGTAAAAATGTTTTTATCATTTAAACGTTCTATAATAAGATTGCGCAAAGAAATGGCGTCAAATGCAGCATAACTATTTTTTGGAATCGTGCTGTAATCTACTGGATTTGTATTTGTTTTAATCATCTTGTGCGAGAAGTGTCAGCGACTATAAATGTCTGAGCTGTAGTATTTAATGTCCCATCCAACGTAAATTGAGTGTTAAATATTGGAAATTCCATAGACAACTGAATGAAGTACTCGTTATCATCGGGCACTGGAGTAACCTTGCAATTAGTTATTTGAACTCTTGGCTCAAATTCGTCTACTGAACGTACGATGCTTTCACCAATTGCTTGAGCGTTCACTCGTGTAATTGGCTCAAATAAAAATTGATTAAGATCTAACCCGTATTTTGGAAATAAAAAGCGTTGGCCCGGACGAGTATTAAAAAGGTTTTTAAGAGAATTAGTTATTGCTTTTAAATCGTAATCTACTTGCAAATCGTTTGTACTAATTTTAGTATGAGACGATTGATCGTAATTATATTCTTTAGCAAAATCTAAATGCAAATCTTTAAAAACATATTGCTTAACCGCAAATTGGTCTGCAATGTTTTTAAGGTTTTGTATCTTAATAGCCACATTATTATTTATTCAGAAAAATCAGAACAACAATAACGTTTTAGATCGTTAAACTAACAGTAGATCCGTCTGTAAACGTACCAGTTGCTTGTGCTGTAGCTATATTGTTCAAGCTATATCCAAATGTAGTGCCTTCTCTGATCTTATCGTAATTGATTACGGATCTTAATGTACCATTAACATTAACGTAAATTAAGCCCGGAGAGTTTAATAAAGCTCCAGTTGGATTGCTACCAAACAGTCTATCGTTAATATAGAATGAAGTTATTGAAATAGCATCAGATTGAGAAGCTCCAGTTAAGTTTACAGAACCTGGAGCAGCATCTCCATAGTAGTTTCCTTCATCAAGAGTTGCAGCTCTTACTGTAAACGCATATGAATTTAATACAGGAGTGGGTGGTGGAGTGCCTGTTGGGAAAGGCGTAGGAGTAGCAGCAGGAGTTAAAGGAACTACTACGTCTACTCGACCTGGACTGAAAATGCTATTTCCGCTAAAGTTTGTATTAGCAAGCTTGTAAGTAAATGAAGTGCCAACTCTGCCTAGAGGAAAGTCAACTGTAGTGCGGTGAGTACCATTAACATAAATGTCCATTGGGTCTGCTGGAATCATGTTTGTTAAATCCAATGTACGATAAGAAATTGTATCGTTGTAATCGTTGTTTACAACCGTGCTCCTGATGTTGATTGCATTAACTTCATCGTCAGTTCCCCCTTGTACGCCCGGTTTGGCTGTTAAATAGAACAAAGTCGGAGTGGTTGGAAGTAGAGTAGGAGTTGGGGGTGGAGTTGGAGAAGGCTTTGGTGTAGCAGTTGGTACGTTTGTTGGTCTTGGGGTTGGAGTGGGAAGTGTGGGAGCTCCTCCTATTGTAAGATAAACGTTTGTTGGAACGCCAGTTACACCAGCTGGGAAAACGCCTTCTGCTTGATAAGAAGGACCGGACACTCCAGCTAAACGATACCAGAATTTATCTCCAATTCTATCAGCTGTATAATCAACAGTAACTCTGCGAACGCTGTCTACCCACACGTCCATTGTTAATGGTTGAGTAGATTGTCCAGGCCAAGGAAATGCAGCCAAAAGATCTGTGTAACTTGGGGTTACAGAAGTTATAGATAACTTCATAGGATCATTTGATGTTCCAGGTGTTGGACTTCCTACAATTTCAATAGGTTCGGGAACTAAAGCTCCAGGGATTACAAAATATACATCTTGTGAGTCTTTAAATGTTCCTGAAACTTGAGACCCTCCTACAAACTCTTGTAATTTATAGCCAAACGGAGTTCCGACGCGGTCCATTTGAAAGTCTACAGTCGTTCTATAAAATCCGTTAACATAGATGTCCATGTAAGAAGGAAGCATAGATTTGGAAGGAGAAGCATAATAGTAAACAGTATCTTGCTTGTTTCCGGTTATTGCAACTTTTCCGCTGCTTGTTGGATCCTCAGAACCAGGAGCAATAGTCGCTGTTAAGTTTTTAAAGACAGGATTGCCTCCTTCAATATTAAAGTCAAGTCTTCCATTAATAAATTTGCCGGTAACTTGCGGACTAGTCAACGAACCTCCAGCTATGGAATAGCCGAAAGTGGTGCCTAAACGATCTTCTTCAAAGTCGATAGTTGTTCTATAAAACCCATTTACAAAAATATCCATCGTTGCTGGAATATTAGAAGTATTAGGAGTATTATAATAAAATAAAGTATCAGCGGGAGGTCCCATTAAAGAGATGCTGTTATTAATATCTTCAACTCCATTTGCGTTAGAAGTTAAAGTCAAATATGTTGGAGGTTCAACTGCTGGTTTTAAGTCTCCGTCCAGAATCCATCCGTAACTTCCTGCATAGCGAGCAGTAACAACTCCGTAACGTCCTTTGATTGCTGAGTTTCCGTTAAGGCTGTTAAAAGTATCAAACACAACTTTTCCAGCATTAACCTGAACGAAGTAAGTCTTATGTCCGTTTACAAACGTTCCTGTTTTAGTAACAGTAAGCTGAGAAGCATTATTGCATAAAATAATGCTGTTTTTATGAATTGGCTGCAGAACAAACCCAGAAGTAGTTGCAACAGTTAAATTTGTAGTTGATAGCGTATTTACTAAGCTAGTAAGGCCTGCTAAACTCCCATCGGTCAAAGATAAATTTCCTGACAAACTAAGAAAAGCATTATTGATAATCTCTAAAGAATCTCCTATGCATTGTTCGTCGGAGATGGGAATACCGTTTAAAGTTAAAGAAGGCATATGTTTTATATTTATCTTGGCTTATTTATATTTCTTCGATTAAATGTCTTTTTGGGAATCAAAATTTACAGACCAGCCAAGAACATAAATTTCCTCTCTGTATAAATCATCCGTTGAAGGCAGTGTTCCAATTTGAGGAGCATTTCCGGGCCTTCTAATGTAGAACCTACAAAGTTGGTTTTTTGTCAATCCCTTGAATCCATCCACTATTGGAGGAAGAGTAACTTTATTTGCTTTTCCATACGGTCCGGTTTCAGCAACTTGTCTAACTCCTGTTTCAAAATTAAGTTTTAGATGTTGATTTTGGCTAGCAACGTGCCCTCCAACATCAAACGCAACAGTTGATGGGGAATATGGTTCAATATTTTGTCCTACACCAGCAACGTTAGCTAAATATCGTCTCTCTTCACCATTTACAGAAGTAAAGTTTCCTCCCACAAAAAGAGTAGACATAAGCTCTCCGGGTGTTTTGAATAATGCATTTGTAAATTTAGTTGGAGCTGTGGACAAATATAAATTCCAAGGAATAAATCTGCCAGACGAACCAAATGTAACAAATTCTGTTGCTTTTGTGACTGCAGCAATATAACCTACAGAATTATCATTGAGTTCTGTAAATTGGCCCATTGCATATAATTCGCTTGTAACTTCAGAATCACTTGCTATAAATTTGCTGACAGCGTTATTAAATCTTGGTCTCCACAAAGTAATTAAACCAGGAAGCTGAGGAAGTTTTAAGCTAAACGCCACGGCCCGGGAATACGTATCTTGTTCTGAAATTTGTCGTTTTAATGTATACAATTCTCTGTGAGAAATTAAAGTTGTAAATTCCCCTCCAATGTATAAAATAGAAGCAGGGTTGTCTATATACATTGTTAAAACAGGTCGATTAAAAATATAAAGCCAATTTGCATTGTATGTTCCTGTTTGAGTTTCAAACACAGCAATGTTTTGACTAATGATTTCCCCATCTTCATTTACTACTTTAAAGTCTCCTCCCACATACAGGTAACCATTTTGTTCTGCTACACAATATACTTTTGTGGGAGAAGCAAACGTTTTAACGATATTTTCACAAAAATTAGTATCAATCGCAAAAAACGGAGAAGCCAATAAAGTTTGTAAAGCAATTTTTGTTATGCCGTTACAATACACTCTTTGTTTAGATGTTTCCGTAGCAGCGAAAGCTCCATAGTTGATATAATCAAAGTTTCCCACTATAAACAATTCCGTACCAGCTATATACATGTTGTGTACCGAACCGTTTACATAAAAGGAATAAAACAAATCTAATGTTTCATCATAAATTACCAACCCTCTTCCAAGAGTTTCGGAATGAAAACTTCCTCCAATTATTAACAACGGAGAAATATTAATAGTTTGTTTGAGAATGCAATCTACGGATCCTGTTGTTCCTAAATTTCTCAAAGCCCCACTAAGAGGGTTATACATTAATGTTCCACAAAATCCAAAAGTAGTATTGTAAACCCCACTTTGAAGATCCATGACTGCAAATTTATTTGTATCTACTCCGTTTATTGAAGTGAATGACCCTCCGATATACAAAGTATTTTCTTCTTTATACAAAGCAGTAATTGAGTCATTAAAATCAATACGAGAAGTTGCGGTAGCACTATTTGTAGCAAAAACAGTTGAGGCATTGTCAGATGATGTCATCCAATAAAGAGTGACTTGAGGATATCCGGATCCAGTGGAAATAGTTTCAAACGAACCAAACGGTCTCGTCACATACCAATTTTTGGAATAAGGAAATACATAACCACTGCAAGTTGTGTCATCGTCTAATCCAATATCAGACTTTGTAACGACTGAGGATTTGTAAGTAAAATCCGTTTGATATGTAATTGGAGTTTCTGTTGAAATCTGAGTAACTGGTCTTTGATATTGATCAGAACCAGAAGAGATGACGACATTATTGTCTCCTACAACCAGTGGAATATTGCAAACACTTGTATCCAATGATGCAAAATTATTATTTATAACGCGAAGAGAATCTCCAATGCACTGATTGCTAGGAATGTTTTTTGTCAAATTACAAACAGACATATCGATTATTTATCCTCAAGAACAAATTGCTGCTCGTTTTTTGGAAAAAGTTTATTCATTATTTCTTCTCTCGACGTGACAACTACGTTTAATTGATTTGTTATACTTTTGGTTTTTTCTGACATTTCAGCTAATTCTTTGCGACCTTGTATTCTAATGTGCTCTAACTCTTCGTCTCTGTTTGCCTTTTTATCTACAAGAGTAGTTTTGTTCAAAGTGTCAAGAGCTTGAGTAGTTGCAGACATTAATTCTGCTAACGCTGCAATTTCTTTTGGGTCTTGGCTTTGTACTACATAAGGAGTCATGTCTTGTATTGCTGACACGCCAGACTCGATTAGAGCTTTTGTTTTATTTAAAAAGTACTGAGCTACATCTTCTTCTTTTAATTCTGAAGAATCGGTTGTCTTTTGAGATTGTAAAGGAAATTCAAAAGAACTTAGCTCGTCTATTAGTGTGCTGAAATCATCGTCCACTATTTTAATTATGTGTGTTGATATTTTTTAATACTAATTTACTATATTTTATTATGCAAATAGTAATACACACCATCGAAGGAACGTTTTTAGTTCCTACAGAAAAACAAGCTGAGCTGATTCATTGGCTCAACATGAATGCCATTAAAGCAGGAGGAATGCAAGTTAGAGAACAAACTGTCAAGGAAAATTCTGTTGGCAGACAGCTTCTCTCAGAAGATATCGGAAAGGAGTTTTAATGAAACACGTTTGCGGACCTAATACAAAAAGTGATCTAACAGGAGTCAATCCTGAAGACATTCAGCCAAATGCTGTAGATCTTCGACTAGGAAAAGTTTTTAAGATTCTTCCTGAGGTATTTGAAATTGAAAATGAATATAAACGTCACAGAGGTTCTTATGAAATCATGCCGAATGACAAAGGAGTTTTTTATCTTGAACCTGGACATTATGAAGTAGTGATGGAAAATAAGATTACTGTTGGTTCTAATGAAGCTGGCTGGGTAATCACAAGAAGTACTCTTAATAGGAACGGACTATTTCTTACTAGTGGTTTGTATGATTCTGGCTACTCCGGAGTAATGGCTGGGGTGCTTCATGTAACCATCGGACCAGCTAAAATTAGAAAAGGCACTCGGATTGGCCAGTATTTGAGCTTTGATGCTGAATCTTTGGGCTCGTACGAAGGTTCGTATGGTCTCAAATCAGAACATGATAAAAAATATGCTTAAAATCAAGAAATGAGTGATTTTCAAAATCTTTTTATAGAAAAATATAGACCGAAAAATCTTAATGATATTGTATTATCTAAAGATGATAGATCTTTTTTTGAATCTTTAGCTGAAAAACAAGAAATACCTCACTTGTTGTTTGCTGGCATTCAAGGTAGTGGTAAAACTAGTTTGTCTAAAATTATTATTAATGATATTCTTAAATGCGATTATCTTTATATAAACGCTTCAGATGAAACAGGTATTGATACTATTAGATCAAAGGTAATTGGATTTGCTCGTACGAGGTCTTTTGATGGCAATATCAAAATTGTTCTATTAGACGAAGCAGATTCTATTTCGTTTGAGGCAATGAAATGTTTAAGAAATGTAATGGAAGAATTTAGTGCTACTTGTAGGTTTATTCTTACTTGTAACTATCTACATAAAATCATTCCAGCTATACAATCTCGTTGTACTATAATCAATCTTGTACCTCCGATTGAAGGAATTGTTCAGCGAATTAAACAGATTTTAGTAGCAGAAAATATTACGTTGTCAGACGATCAAAAGCCTCTTCTTCTTGCTCACATTAGAAGCAACTTTCCGGATTTGCGGAGAATTATTAACGATGTTCAAAAGTTTTCAATAACAGGATCATTGCAAATAAAAAACGATTCGTCAGCTAGTTATGCAAAAAAACTTTTGGATAAAATTTTAAATAAACAAGATCTTATTTCTATACGAAAAGACGTAATTGAGAATGAAAAATCTTTTTCTGGAGATTATAGAAACTTACAAAAACAATTATTCGAAATTATATTTGAGTCTCAACAAATTACAAATGAAACAAAAACCAATATGATGCTTGTTGTATCAAAAGGATTGGAATTAGATGCGTTTGTGGTGGATAAAGAGATCAATTGTTTTACTACAATAATCAACCTCTCCCGCAACATCCCCTAGTTAGAGTTCCTCGATAAGCAGCTACTTGAGGCGTAGAAGGGTTTGAATTAACCATTACGTTTGTTTTAACATTAGATGCAGTTGGCTTGTTTGTTTTTGTGAACTTTTCTAACTCCAAAGAAGCTTGTTGAGCGCTACTACAATTCTTTGTAGTAAACACCAATTCGTCGTTTAATAAAGCGTACCCAACGTACTTGTTTCCTTCAGGTAAAACTCTAGTGTTATAGTTCATAATATTGAAGGAAACACTAGTTTAGATTGTTCAAATCTTCTAATTTTAACTGCATATATCATATTCATATACGCTCCTGCTTCAAAGCAGTGATCGACTTTGATCACAAACCATTGACCGTGTAGTTTATTATTAAAGTCAGTATTTTCTGACCCTTCTGTTCTGTCAATACCAATAAATGTTCCAGATTCTCTCAAAGTTAATCCAAACGTTTTAAAACAAATGCAAGCGTTTTGAAACAAACCAGTGTACATCAACTGTCCTAACCCATTTTTTTGACGCAACGTCTCTCCTTTTCCGCCTGGATCCGCGTCTCCGTTTAAAGAAAATACAGGAAATACATTTCGGGATTGTTTTGTTTTGTGAATCAAAGGTAAGAACAATTTTTCATCAGGAGGCCCTTTAGGAAATAGTTCCGTAATATAAGTCTCAGCAATCAATCTTCTTGCTGTAAGAACATCATTATCTTTAAATTTTACATTGAATTTTCTTCTTCCTATATCAATGGAGTACACAGGTGTTGTAGCTAAATCTTTGCAATTTGTAGCTGGGGACATATCTAACATACTAAATGAGATAATTTGTCCGTATTTAAACGTTTTTAGATCTCTATCATCTGTGGTTCCTATTGGAGCTTTAAACGTTTTGTCTGGACTTCTTTGATTAACGTTTTCGTTTTTAGTATGAGATGTTACAAAAAAATGTTCTGTTTGTAATTCTCCAGGACCGTCTCCATCTGTTGATTTTTTAAAGAACTTACTCAAAGGAGAAATGCAAACTTTTTCTAAATCTATGATTCTTTTTGGACGAGCAGTATGCATTACACAAAGCTCTTTAAGAGTAGCTGTTCCGTTAGGAGGTAAACTATTTTTGAGATCTTCTTTGCTTAAGTGATGATTGTACAAATATTCTATATCATCAGAAGCAGTCCATCCAGCTGGAGACGTATAAAACATTTCTGTTGAACCTTCATCCCAAAGCTCCTCGTCTTTGGTTTGCATAAATTCAACACAACCTCCGTCTTCAGGATCTCCAAGAGCTTGATTCCAAATCTCAAGTATTCCTAAGCCTGTTTTCAATATTCCGTCATTAGAACATTTTGTATTCCATTGAGCATCCGGACTCGTAGCCGTGGAATATTCTATATTTGATGTCGTCAAAATTTGTTGTCTAACGTCATGAAAAGTTAACTTGACACATTTCATGTAAGCTGCAGCGGGTCCTTGCAATTCTGGCAATTCGTTAACATCTTCTATGTTTGCAACAGAAAACATATAGCTCAATATCCACTTTGGATCGTTTTCGTTTATATCTAAACCAGCTGCTTTTTCGTTTGTTGTCTTCGGAACAATCATTACTCTTAACTTGTCTGTTCCGTCCCCTCTGAATTGATAATTGTCCAGCATTCTACCGTTTTCTGTAGCTGCTCCAAATAAAGCAGTGGCTGCTGAATTTCCGGTTTTAGTTCCTAAATCTGAAGGAGCGTTGTCTGGAAGATACAAAAACGAGATCGTTCCTTCTACTACCCAATTCATCAACATATCTTGTATGTTTAAACTTAGTATAGCTGCAGGATTAATTGGATATCTAAATTCTGGCTTACCATCAAAGTTTCCACTATTATCCAAAAAGAACTCCACTTTGTATTCTAATTCATTATACTTTTGAGTCACATATCTTCCTGAAGAAAAAGTAGTTTGAGAAGGACTATCAAGAGTTGGAGAGCTGCTGTATAAATCCATTTTATTTCTTTCCTATCTGAATTAATACTTCACTGGCTACTTGGGAATTAGGTATTTTTACGGAAGTTCCGGGTACAGGATTTTTAGTTGGATCCATTATTTTATTTGCAAGCATAATAATCCACCACAAGTTTGGAGTATTGTATACCTTGTATGAAATGTAAGGCCAGGTGTCTCCGGAACTTATGTTGTATGTATTAAAAAGAGTTTCTGGCAAGCCTTCTGGAAAAACCACCGTTTGAAGCAAATTGTAATAATACATGTTATCTTCATTTTGATAGACATTAAAAATGTTTTCAAAGTGTTCAGTCCTGAGCATTGGTAGATCATTTATTTCTTTTTGTTTCATTTATTCTATCCTATTGTTACTCTATTGTTGGCTTCTCCTGTTGTAACTGCTTGAAATTGGTTTAAGCTCGGCATTACCATTTCTGTTAAAGTAATACTAACTTGATAAGCGTCTGGCACAATATAAGAACCATATTCCATTCTTGTGTTTCCTAAGTTTTCTACCTTAAAATTTGTGAGGCAACTTGCAAACGAAAAATATTGTCCAGGAATTAAAACTCTATAAAAAACAGGAGGATTTCCTGTAATGTAATCTCTCTTGTTGTAAAGATTTTGGGTCATTATTTTATATAACAAATTTCTGTTTTTAATCCAATCAAAGGCATTTTTGGTATTATACAACGGAAACTCGATCGTTACGTTTCGATTGCCGTGACTCGTAAATACTCTTGGTCTATCAAATACGCCAACGACTGGATATTGACTTTTTAACAACGCTTCATTTGCTCCTGATGCCAGTCCTCCAATTGCTTTCATCCTATCTATTTTTCCTCCTAACGCTTTCCCTGTATCTCCCATCGTTTTAAGAAAATCAGAAGCTCCTCCAGCAAGTTCGCTAGCAACATCTCCTGCGTCATCAATTTGTTCCCATTGAGATGTATTCAACTCCATCATTGTTTTGCTGAAATATGGAAAGATGTATCTGTTGTTTGTAGGAGCATCTGGAAAAATTTCTTCGTATACATCAAGAAGCTTTTTATTTCCCAACCAAGAATTTGCTGTTTTATTATCCCCTATTACTTTTCCTCCTCCAAAAAAACCCGAAACAGCGTTTACAGCTCCAGCAAAAGTGTTTTTGCCGGCTTGGAGTGTATTATTAACTGTCGCTGCTCCTGCTCCCATTGCATAAAAAGACATTTGTCTCATTAATACTGATTCCAAACATCTGTGTTCATTTAAAACAATTTTAGGAATATCTTCTCTGCCTTGAACGTTTGTCATCGTCCATACATAATTATTTACAACATCGTGAGTTTGGGGGGATCCTCCATCATAGTTACGAGCTAAACTTCCTGGATCCGATCCAGCAGTTGCTTGATTTGCTGGTTCTCCGACAAAACCTCCGTTCTGAGATCCTGTGGGGGTTAGAGCTGGTCCTGCTGGTGTTGACATAGAATTACTTAGTCGTTAAAGTCAAGCAGGTAATTGCCTTGTTCCTTCCAAGGCGCTGCGAAAATTATGTATAATTGCGTTGCCTGCTTTTGCAATCTGAGTAGATCTTAATTTATCTCCTTGAGGAGCGGATTGCTTAGGAGAAACAACTACTGGAGTCGAATCAGATCTTGAAGACATGGAAGCTATGCTTCCTGGCAACATTTTAGAAAAAACACTAAAGGCATCTGCTAGTCTGCCAACCTGTTCATTTGTTTTTTTGGTATTTTCAGCAATTGTTTGCAATAGGCCCTCGCTTTTACCTGCATCCTTTTCTGATGCTGCTGCAGTTTTAGCAATAGAAGGAGAAACACTTTCGGGCTTAACAGATGCAATAGAGGATAATTCCGCTCTCGGAGCAGGAGGAGAAATTGCTTCTTGCTGTCCAGGAGCTAGCTCTTTTTGTTTGCTTTCATTCTTTTCTAACAAATTGTTTCCAACAAGACTTGCTCCTACTCCTGCAACTACACCAGGAGTAACTGCAGCAACAGTGCCTGTTGATAATGTTTTTATAACATTGGAAGCAGCTGCTTTAGGTCCTGATTTTAAAGCAGGAGCTGAACTTTGAGGAGAAAGTGGATATTCTGGATCAGCAGATACTTCTGGAGGTTCCAATCCTTCGTCTTGCACAGGTTTCATTCCCTCTAACCCAAATGAAACTGGAGCATCTAATGCTTTGCCTGGCTGATCGATAACAGATTTAACAGACTGAGGAATTTCTTTTTGTTGAGAAGGTGTCGTAACAAGTTCTTTTACCTTCTCTCTATTTTGCTGTATTTGTTTTGCTTTAGCCTCCCCTAAAGACGCTCCTGGTTTTACTTCAGCTTGCTTAAGAGCATCTCTTTGTTCGTATAACTTTGCTTCTTTGCTTAAATCGTTTGTTACGTCTTCTCCAAACTCATCGAAAAACATTCCATCTTTTTTAGTATAAGAGTGTATACCATCTTTATCGGTATAGGTGTCGTCTTCTTTTTTAATCAGACCAGCCCTTTTAGCTAGGTCGTCGCTTGGAGCAACAACCGGAGGAGTTGTTGGTTTAGATTCTTGAGATGTAGATATTGCTTTGTCTACAGTTTCAGTCATTCCAGCAGGAATCTTGTCTCCGTATATTAATTTTGGATTTGCTTCTTGTAGTCTTTTTTTAACTGTATCTTCTGCAGATTCTCTATCCCCTTCCCAATTGACTACTAGAGTTGTATTAATTTCTTTTTTCTTGTCTTCTGGCAACTTCTCATATGTAGTAACGTATTCTTTGCCAAGAACCGGATCAGCCGCTTCTATGTTTGCTTTCCATTCATCTATTACTGCTTTTTGTTTAACTGTAT